TCATTCACACCCTTATGGTTCTGCCTTGCCATCTGATGCAGACAAAGCATCTTGTGAGCATCTTGGTTTACCTTTTTATATTTATAGTGTTGAGCAAAAGAATTGGATAGATTTTGAGCCATCTGGTTATAGCTCTGGTTTATATGGTCGCACGTGGATTTGGGGCAAGCATGATTGTTGGACTTTAATAACTGATTGGTATAAAAAGTATAAAAATATAGAAATCCCTTATACAAAAAGACCAAAGACATTGAAGCATTTCCTTAAGAATCCTCTTTTTGTTGAAACTTTACCCAAACTAGGTTTTAAGGAAGTTAGTAATTTTGATAATCTTGTTTGTGGTGATGTTTTAATAATGGAAGATCAAAATAAAAAATTGTCTCATTGTGCTATTTACTTAGAAAATCAAACAATATTTCATCATAATTGCAGACAGTTAAGTTGTAGGGAATTATATAAATTAGAATATATACAATCCACAAAAAAGGTTTACAGATATGAAGCTTAAAAAAATAAAAGTTTATGGCAGATTAAGAAAATTTTTAGGACAGTCGTATTTTGAAGCTGCTGTTGCAAGTCCTAAGCAGGCTTTAAGTTTTTTATTAGCAAACTTTCCAGAGGTGGAAAATCACATGATGAATCAGTTTTATAAAATAAAAATGGGCGGTATGACTATAACAGAGGATTTATTTGGACTTCAAAGTGATGAAGATATACAGATAATTCCTATTGCCTCTGGTGCAATTATAAAAGGTGTTATAGCTGGTATTGGTGCAATAGCTGGTGGATCTGCTATTGGTGCTGCTACAACTGGATTTTTTGCCACGACTCTTGGTGCTGCTATTGGAACAGGTCTTACAGCTCTTGGAACAAGTATGTTAGTTAGTTCTGCTTCAGAGTTATTGATGCCACAACCAGATATTCCAACTGGTGTTATGGCTGATAGCTTTTCACAGAATGATCCTACATTTCAATCTTTTGGTTTTGGGTCCATTCAAAACGTAGCAAGGGCTGGTGTTCCAATACCTATTATTTATGGCGAGGTGTTTACTGGATCAGTTGTAATTAGTTCTGGTATTGATACTGTTCAAGTGGAGGGTACTACTTAATGATATTTCCTATACGAGGATTTGCGGAAGTGGCTGCGGGTCTTATTAATGATCCAAACTTGCCAAAAGACGCACTTCAATCAAAGCAATTCCAAACGTTAATTGAGTTGCTAGGAAGCGGAGAACTGGAGGGGTTTCCGAGTGCTACAGGTAGCAAAGGCTCAACGCAATACAACACTTCGGCATTAAAAGATGTGTTTCTTAACGGAACTCAGGTTTTACAACAAGCGGCTGGTACAAGTCCAAATGATGAAGATTTTAACTTTCAAAATATTACTTTTGAACCTAGATTTGGCACTTCAGATCAAACAGCGATTGCTGGTATATCAGAAACAGAAAAAGAAAATAGCGTAGGTGTAACAGTTACACAATCAACACCAGTTTCAAGACAGATAACAGATACAAATATTGATGCTGTAAGAGTTACTCTTGGTTTTCCTACACTGCAAAAGTTTGAAGATAATGGTGATATAAATGGTGCTGAAGTTGATCTTACAATTCAAACCATAGAAAATGATGGCACAACAACAACTGTTATAACTGACACTGTAAAAGGAAGAACTGCAAGCACATATTTTAGGGATTATAAAATCAACTTACCATCTGGCACTAGTTTTCCTGTCACTATCAGAGTAAATAGAACCACAGCAGACAGTACAGAAACTACACTTCAAGATAGTTTTCAATGGTCATCTTTTACAGAAATAATTAACGAATCAAGACCTTATGCAAATTTTGCTCATGTAGCTTTACGTTTTGATGCTGAAACCTTTCCAAATCAGCCTAGACGTATGTACAGGATTAGAGGAACAAAGATAAAAATTCCTCATAACGGAACAGTAAGGGCTGACGGATCTATTAGCTATAGCGGTACATTTAACGGAACTTTTAAAACAGATAAAGAATATTCAAGTGATCCAGCATGGATTCTGTATGACTTGCTTACAACTTCAAAGGGTTTTGGAGATCATATTGCTGAATCATCATTAGATGTTTTTAGCTTCTTCTCTGCTAGTCAATATGCAAGTGAGCAAGTAGATAATGGGGCTGGTGGTACTGAAGCTAGATTTTCTTGTAATGTAGTTCTTAATTCTCAAAGGGCTGCATACGACACCATAAATAATCTTGCCTCTGTTATGAGAGCAATGCCTTTTTATTCAGCAGGGGCAGTAAATATAAGCTGTGATAAACCAACAGATCCAAGCTATATCTATAATTTAAGTAATGTTTCTGAAGCTGGTTTTTCTTATTCAAGTGCTAGTAAAGACACCAAATTCACTGTTGTAAATGTTTCCTACTTTGATAATGAGACTCAAGAGGTAGATTATGAGACTGTGGAAGATACAGCTTTACAGGCAAAATATGGCATAGTAACAAAAAACTTAAATGGCTTTGCCTGTACATCAAGAGGCCAAGCGGCAAGACTTGGACGTTGGTTTTTATACACACAAAACAATGAAGCGGAAACAGTAACATTTACAGCATCATTAGAAAGCGGAACAATAGTTAGGGTTGGAACTGTTATTAATATCGCAGATCCTATGAGGGCAGGGGTAAGAAGAGGAGGGAGAATAAAGACAGGGGTTTCTACCACACAGATTATTGTTGACGATCAAAACAACACAGATTTACCATCTACAGATTCAGCAACCTTAAGTGTAATTTTATCTGACGGCAGTTTGGAGACTAAGACAATAAGCAGCGTGTCAGGAGCAACCATTACTGTTTCCTCTGCTTTTTCATCTGTTCCACAAACTAATAGCGTTTGGGTGATAGAAAATACATCTGTTGAACTTCAGACTTTTAGAGTTATATCTGTTACAGAAGTAAGTCAATTAAATTATCAAATTGTTGCTGTCGTACATGATCCTAATAAATATGCTTTTGTAGAAGATGGCACAGCATTGCCAACAAGAACAATAACAACTCTTACAGCACTTAAAGATGCTCCAAGTGGTTTACAAGGAACAGAACAAATTGTTGTTTTAAATAACAGGGCTGTAAGTAAATTATTTATTCAATGGCAGCCTGTCAGCGGTGTTACTGAATATATGGTGCAGTATAGATTTCAGAATGAAAACTTTATATCAGAGCGTATTACAAGATCCGATTTTACAATATTTGAAACTTTAGAAGGAAGTTATGAAGTAAGAGTTTTTAGTTATAACGCTTTAGGTAAGCCAAGCACAAATCCAGCTACAATATCAATTACAACTGTAGGTAAAACAGCTTTACCAGATGATGTTCAGAATGTGCAAATAGAACCTTTATCAGATCAGTTTGTAAGACTACGTTTTGATAAATCAACTTCGGTTGATGTGGTGCATGGTGGAAACGTGGTCATTCGTAGTTCAAACCTTACAACAGGTGCAACTTTTACAAATGCTGTTGACGTAGTACCAGAACTTTCTGGAAATATCAGCGAATCAATTGTGCCTAATATTGTAAATGGTACTTATCTCCTTGCTTTTAGGGATGATGGCGGCCGACTTAGTGCAAATGCCGCATCAATAAAAAATATTAATACTAAACCTGATGTTTTTCCAAAACTTACAGTTTTAACAGATAGAGAGGATTTGGATAGTCCACCTTTTCAAGGTGTCAGAGATGATTGTTTTTTTTCTGATGAAGTTAATGGTTTAGTATTAGGGTCAACAGTTTTACTAGGTGATGTTACAGATTTTGATGCAATAGCAGATTTTGATTTTCTTGGTAATGTAGATTTTCTTACAGGTGGACAATATTTTTTTGCAAATACCCTTGATCTTGGAGGCAAACAACCTTTGAGATTAAGAAGACATTTTGTAACACAAGGTTTTTATCCTAATGATTTAATTGATAGCAGAACTGCAAATATTAATTTGTGGACAGATTTTGATGGAGCTACCGCTGTCAATGTGAACGCCACGCTATCTGTTGCCACAAGTGACTCTGATCCTGATTTGTCAGTGTCAGCTACATATACAATTAATGATGGTTCTGGCGGTGCAGGTAGCACAATTACAATTACAAAATCATCACATGGTTATAGTGTTGGAAGTCTTGTAACTCTTGATTTTACTTCTGGAACGGGTGTTGATGGCGATTATATTATTCAATCTGTTCCTAATGCAAATACTTTTACTTTAACTTCTGCTACCTCTTTAAATACAAGCGGAAATTGTACATATTCAGCAGAATTTGAACCATATCAAAAGTTTGTAAATGGTACATATATTGCAAGAGGTTTTAAATTCAAATGCGACTTGTTATCTACAGACCCCGCACAATCAATTGAAATAGATCAACTAGGATATTTTGCAGAATTGGATAGTAGAACAGAAACAAGTCTTGGCAATGCAGCCGCATCAAGTGGTGGATTTATAGCAAGTGGTACTTCTACAAAATCAGTTACTTTTACAGATAGTTTTTTTACAGGTCAGTCAGGAACAAGTGTCGCTGCTAACTCTGTTTTACCTTCAATAGGAATAACAATAGAAAATCAATCTCAGGGTGATTTTTTTACTTTGTCAAATATTACTGGCAGTGGCTTTGATATAGATATAAAAGATTTAAACGGCAATAATGTTAACAGAAATTTTAAATATGCAGCTACAGGTTTTGGGCGTGGTAGTTAATACTGGTTTAGGATATACTTAGAGAAAATTTTGGATTAAGAAATGGCTATTCACGATTATGTAATAGATAACTCTACAGGAGCAAACGTTCGTGCTGATATTAATGAAGTTCTTAAAGCAATATTAACTAATAACGGAGGTTCGACTGACCCTGCAACTGTTATTTCAACTGATGTTGGTTCAAAAGCTTTTAGTTTTTGGGCTGATACTAATACTAATTTTTTGAAGATAAGAAACGCAGGCGATAATGCTTGGATAAATTTATTAAGTCTTGATGGAAGTATATTATTAGCTGATGGGTCAGCTTCCTCGCCCTCACTAAGTTTTTCTGATGACCCAAACACAGGTATTTTTAGTTCTGCTGCTGACACTTTTAATATTGCAACAGGTGGTGCAGAAAGATTTGTTGTAGATTCGTCTGGAAGGGTAGGTATTAATGGAAGTGGTGTAAACGGTATGCTGGAGGTAAGAGCGTCAGGAGGGGGAGGAAATACACAATTAACTGCTGTATTTGGTGCAAATGAAGGAACAACTGCTGGAACTTTGACAAATAATAATGATAAAGCTGCACGTATAGGGTTTAATCATTACAGCACAAGTGAAGAACCTTTTTGTTTTGTAAGTGCAGGTAGTGGTTCTTCTGCTAATAATATAGCTTTTGGTGGTGGTACATCTGCTATGAACGCTGCTACATCACTCACGTTTCACACAGCAGCAAATACTACTACAACTACTGGTACACAACGTATGAGTATAGATTCGTCGGGAAGGGTGCTTTTAGGGACTACTACAGAAGGTAATGCTTTTGCAGATGACTTAACAGTTGCAACATCTGGAACAACTGGAATAACAATACGTTCTGGTTCTAGTAGTACAGGAAATATTTATTTCAGTGATGCAACATCTGGTGGTGGTGAAGCCGCAGGTTTTTTTGAGTATAATCATAGCAATAATAATTTATCAATCGGAACAAATGAAAGTACGAGAATAACTGTAGATTCGTCTGGCAATGTAGGTATCGGAACATCAAGTCCTACAGAGTTTTTACAGATACACGAGGCATCAAACAATACAAGATCCCAAGTTACATTTACAAATAACAGTACAGGAGCAACAGTAAATGATGGTTTAAATATTGGTCTTGATGGAAGTCAAAATGCAATTATTCATCAACATGAAAATACAAATATGCTTTTTGGGACTAACGATACAGAACGTTTTCGTATAAATTCATCAGGGTTTTTTCAGTACAATAATACAGTTGATATAAGTGGTATTTTTCAGGTAACAGCAGATGGTGTTACTAATTTAGCTGCAAATAAACTAGCAAAATTTAATTATAATGCTAGTGGTGATGTCACTGCTATAGAAATGAGACATGGTAGAGGCGGCTTGTCTAGCTTTAGTGGTAAAATGATATCTTTTCTTGGTAACGATGGTACTGAAGAAGGTTCAATTAATATAAACGTAACTTCAACTTCATACAATACAAGTTCTGATTATCGTCTAAAAGAAAATGAGACGGGAATATCTGATGGGATTACAAAACTAAAACAACTAAAACCATATAGATTTAATTTCAAAAAAGACCCTGATGTTAAAGTTGATGGATTTTTTGCACATGAGGTTGCTTCTGTAGTGCCAAACGCTGTTACAGGAGAAAAAGATGCAATGGAAGCAGAAACGAGATATGAAGTGGGTGATACTATTCCAGAGGGTAAAGTAATAGGTGATCCAAAAACATTCTCAACAACAACAATATCTCCACAGCAACTTGATCACAGCAAACTAGTACCTTTACTTGTAGCTGCTGTACAGGAACTTATAGGTAAGGTTGAAGCACTTGAGGCTGCTTAGTATAATACGTTTACATATATATTTTTTATGACTCCACAGGATCTATTGAACGAAACACAAGCATCACTTGAAGCTGATATTGCAAAACGAAATGAATTAGCACAGCAGATTCAACAAGCACAGAATGAATTTAATCAGCTTGCAATAAATATCAATGCAAATGAAAAGGTAGCAGAGGTATTACAAAAAATTGATGGTGTCGAATTACCAGAAACAGCGTAATATATAACTAAAGTATTTCAAAATTATGGCTATTACTTACACTTGGGAGATAAACGGCACTTGTTCAAAACGTGATGTTTCTGATGGTTACTTTACTAATGTTGTCTATCGTGTAAAAGGAATAGATGGATCAGAGGAAAAGGCAAGACGTACAGGAGAGGTTGTATTCACAAAACCAGAATCATTACCATCTGATTTTATTGCTTTCGACACTTCTGCTAAGACACCGAATGAGTCCACAATGATTGGTTGGGTAAAGGATACTATTGGAACGGATGAAGTAACTGCAATAGAAAAAAGTTTAAAAGATGAAATTGATTTAATTAATACACCTGTTCAGACAACAGGAGTAGCTTGGTCTTAATTAGTTTTATTAATCATCTGACGTTGCATTAAGCCTAATGTGACGTAGATAGGAGATAAGCCTATAATTAAAAATAATACGGCTATTGTCATAACAGA